GCATTTGCATTGGCAAAAGTTTGGAATGCCCCAATATTGGCATTAACAGTATTGATACTGGTTGCTTGTGCAGCAGCATTTGCATTGGCAAAAGTTTGGAATGCCCCAATATTGGCACTGGTTATACTCTGTGAGGCCAGGTATGCAGCAGTATTTGTATTGCTGTATGAACCAATTGCGCCCGACGCAGTTATAGCATTACCACCAGCAGTTACGCCATCGTGTACTCGTAATGTTTTTAATTGTGTGTCTATAGTTAATTCACCGCTTACTCCGGTATAATTATTGTTTTGTACAGTATTACCACGCTTCAATAATACTTTAGTTACGTTTACATTAGCTACTGTCATGGTAATAATCCGCTATCAATTACAACTTCATTCAATGCAGGGGCAGGCTCAGTTGTTGAGTAATATGCAGGTTTAACTTCTAAATCCAACGGAACGCTAAAGTTGTCATCTATATATAACGGGCTTTCGCTGCTGTCTGAAACTAATACTTTTTTTAGGGTCAACTTGTAGATTCTTTGATCCAAGCTGTTTACTGTAGCTGTGTCAATGATTACTGTGCCTAGTCCTTTTGTTATATCTGTAAAACTAACTGCAAGACTGTAAGCAGTTGTTTCATTTACAGGATCTTCTATAGCTAATTGTACAGTGTATCCTGTCATATTAACTGATTTTTGATCCTGATTTTTTATGACAATTTGTAAAGGATTGTCAATTCCTTGATAGACGGTGATTGGGCGACTGTACACGACTCTGTTCCTTGGTGAAAATATTGCAGGATCCCAAATTTGGACCCGGACGATATTGGAATATAAATAAGCTTGGATCTGCATAACTTGTATTTATTGAAAAAATGGTTGAACCTGATTACACAGAATTACTAAAAAAATACCCGTTCTTAACCTACCTGATCTACGGTGGCAACGAATACATAGGCGTCATACAAAACCTAGATGAAGTGATTACTACGATTTACGATTACGGCGCTCTGAGAACTCTAGAGCAAAAGCAGCAGTTTTTGGAACTTGCAGAAATGTGGTGGTGGGAAAGTAATCGATTGATTCCCATTAATGTGTTTTTAAAGACCGAATGGACACCATTCAGAACCGTAGTCAAAACAATGAATTCGAAAGATGTGGAAATTAAATTTGGCCCGCAAGTGAGCCTTAAAGAAATTGCTGCCAAACGCAGCAAACGTAGAAGTATTACTCTTGTTCGTAAAGTAGGTTAACTGTACCCGTAGCTGACTTGTTCGCAAATCAAGTTCATGTTGACAGCAACTAGATGTGCATATCCCACAGCATGAGCTTTCTTGAAATAATAGCTGTCATCAGTGGGTTTTTCCCAAACATTCTCAGCAACTTCCCGCCAGGTCCGACCAATTAAATGACGTTTAGCAGGACGTATAACTGCCAAAAACATAGCCAATCTTGGAATTGAATCTACTGGCTCAGGCATTCGAATCAGTGTGTCATAATGCGAACCTATATGTATCAATTGACTACAAAAATCAGGTGCTTGTAATAAATCCCATAACGGTTCCTGATTCATCAAATGCAGCAAATGTTCTTCGTTTTTAATCTGTGAATATAACCCAACATTAAGAACGTCAACTTTGATATATCCTCGGTCCTCTGCAGCTTCGTAATCCAAGCTTGCTCGCCCAGTAAAAGGGTCAACGGGAATTTCTGTAAAGTATGTACCTGTGTTGTGCTTTGATATTTTGCCGTCTCGCACAATCGAAGCATCCACGTGTTTTACTGTAGCAAGTGCTTGGTCTCTGTTTGCTACATCAATGTCGATGTCTGATTTAAATTTCATAGTCCGGCCTCCTTTAATACATGTTTGCACCACTCTGCGTCTGCTACGTAGTCCTGAAAACGACGACTCCAATAATCAGGATCAATCCAAGGAAGAACAATGGCCAGAAGAACCTGGTCAAGACCGTCGAGAAAATCAATGCCACTATCGCAATTATACACAATCCAAGGACTAATACGACCAGTGGTAATATGATGGCAAATCCTATTATGATTGCCGTACTTAAAGTAATGGCTAAAGCTAGCAAGACCGCTATCTCCCCCGGCGTATTCTTCCATGGTCCGGAGTCCGCGCTCAAGTGCGTCTTGGACTGCTTCCTTTTTAAGATATTCATTTAACCATTCCTCGTAGAAACTATCTTTACACCAAAAGTCTAATTTTTTGTTATTCTTCAATAACCATGCAGTAAAACTGTTGGCATTGACACAACGAACAGCAACTAGATATCTGCCAAACTTGACAAAAGCGGTATAATACGGACTAGACACAAAGTCTGCATAGCTCTTGAGTCGTGCGCTACCTTGTGTGGTTTCATAGAATTGAAGATATGCCCTAAGTCCAAATTGTACACCTGTTTCAGATTCCTGCTGCCACCGTCTTTTTTGCTCGCACAGATGTGCTGTCAGAGTGCTTTCTTTTCTGAATTCCTTGTCGCAGTATCGACACTTATAGTTCTGACTTGATTCGCTTGTCATCCCAACCATGTTCTCTAGCCAATTGTTTAATATCAGCAGTAGTGTTTATCTTGATCAACAATTCAAGTTCATCATCTTTGTAATCTGGATAAATCTGTTTCAAAAATTTAATAACTTTGTTATTGCCGCTGTCTCGCTTTTTTTGTTTGATCCAATCGTGCCTAAATGATCCCATACCTGGACTGACTGTGGTAGCAGCTAGCCATTGCAATTCTGGATATCGGGCCAAATCAAAAAAGTGTTTGTTTAAATTTTCATTACAACTCAACAAATAATATTGTTGCAATTCTGTGCTGCCTTGCACACTTGATCCCCAACGTACCATAAGGTAGGTGCTAAATTTTTTGCGTTCTTCATCTGTAAGGTCTTGGTAAAATCGTCGATCTTTTGAATCAAATGCTCGCATTTCGTTAGCAATGTTTAGTTTATCAGTCATACTGGATGATGTTGGATAGTATCGTCGTCTTGTTTGGTAAGCTCATATATTATTTTAGCACGATCCAGTGCATCTTGTAAAGCGGGATTTTGTTCAGCTGCAAGTACTACAGGAATCCATTCTTCGGCTATTTCTGAACTACGTCTTCGAAAATCATCTGAATAATCTTCTCCAATCAAGTGACGTACAGTGCTGCCTACTTCTCTGGCGTAGACTCGAGAGCCATCTCGTTCGTATATGTAAGCTGCGCCTGGTTTCAATTGACTTGTCATGAAAAAAACACTTGTATACTGTGTCTACATTCTAGCCCATCTAGACTTGGATCAGCATCAACTGGTGTAACACAATGTTGATACTTGGCCGGAAAGATAACCAGTCTATCGTTTACACATTCTATAGTAGTTGTTTCTGATCGTTCTTGTTGATATAACCCGTTGCTTAATTCAAAGTCGCCACCAACAAATTGTTTGGGTGTTTGATAACAAAAATAATTCCATGTTGCATGGCCGCCGCCGTCAGTGTGCCATTTGTAAAAATCCGTGGCATGATATCTACTAAGAACCATGTTGTGATTTCTTGATTGGGCTCCACTCACGTGCGATAACTCTGGAATATCAGCCACTGCTTGCTCAATGGTTGGATGAAAAAACTTTTCTGTAAAAATAGACATTATTCCCAAGGTGTCATTGTCAAATGTATCTAACCATAGATTTAAATTTTTTCTGAATCCTGAATCCGTTCTGCGTACACCGTGATCGATAATTTCTGCATCAATCATACGATGTTCAACTGTTGATATCATGTCTAATAGATGTTTGTTTGTGTTGTGTCCTAAAAAATTGTCAATGACCAGGTGGGGAACAGGTTTGTTAAAATAATTTATTTGCATCATACAAAACTTCTAGCTTGTTCTGTTATTATATATCTGCCAGTAAGGCGGTCTTGAAAATCCGTTATTACACTCTTGTGCAATGGTAGATCATCCAAGTTGTAATCACTAGCTTGAAACTGATCTGTTGCATTAAATGTGCTGGCAAAATAAATTTGTGGCTTGTTAACTTTAAATACTACATCGTGTACCAGCTTGTGATGAATGTGCCCGTAATCACCATCATGATTATGAGTTAGTATGAAATCAGGATCAACAGTATTGATTACACGGTGTATATTTCTTTTGGCATCCTCGGGATCCCAAAAATTAAACTTCTGTGTTTGTTGATCTCGAAAGTCATCAACAAATCCTAAAAATTCTGTAGTTATGTTTCTTTGTGCCCAAAAAGCGCCAACTTCTTGCGCTCTTGGATCTATCATGGTGTACGTGAGATACACGATGTGCCACTGGTACTGACTGTGATGCTCAATAAAGGGTAAGGCAAAAATTACGCAGTCGTCGGGATGGGCAACAACTGCCAATGCTTTACCAGCATTTGGCATAGTCCACTACCTCGCTCTGCCTAGAAATATCTTTAACAAAATATGCACACAAAGGTTTTTCCACTCCAGTTTCTAAAGGTATTGCTAGTAGTTGCCCAGGCTTTAACTTAGGGAAATACCATTTAACCTCTTGATAGATATCTACAATTTCAATTTGTGCAAACTCGGGTCTAAAACTGCTGAGAGGATTAAAACAGAACACACTAAAGCCACGGTCATTGATACTGGTTAATGGTACTACTTCTAAGTCGCCTAGATCAGGTTCTCCAATTAATACGTGCCAATCAACTGGCATCTTGATCACGTTGTTGCCTATCCGAAGTACCAGTGCTGGACTGTTAAAGCTTTCTAGGAAAATTAACGGAATATAAAAGTAGTCAGGAGTTCTTGGATCGCTGTTGTCTAGAACTGCAAATCTTAGATCCTCAACTTCGTCGGGTATTTCATTTAGCTCGTAAGCTGTGTTTTCTAATGTTAGTATTCTCATTTTAGTATTGTAATCTCCAGCCGGTAATTTTATGGTCATACCACATCTTAAAATCTGTGTCAGATTTTCTCAAATGCGGTAAAATTGTTTTAGCAGGATTGCCCCACCAAGTTTCATTGACTGGCATAACAATGTTATTATACATGTTTGCTCGCCAAAACAAAACCGCAACAAACGTATTTGAGGGAAGTTTTTCTGCAGGAACAGTGATACAGATATTGTCAATGTCCACTGATCCATTCAAGTTGATGTGTAAGGGTTCTGTTTGATAAAGTTTTTTAAGTTTTAAATCTGTAAATCTGGGCAACATGGTAAACAAATTTTCAACGTAGCCGGCACGATAGATAGTTGAATCAAAAGGATGTTGCGACTGAAAAGAATCATTTATAATTTTTTCAAATGCTGGATCAATATCTATATCAGGTTGAAATTCAAACGCACTAGACTCGGGCATTACCAAAGGAAAGATTGGATGATCGTCGTATATTTCTACCCAAAGATCAAAACTTCCAGGAATAAATTGCCCACCGTGTCTGGTAGCATGCTTGGCTATTGCAATAATGTCTTCGTTAAAAACTGGAGTGCCAATGGTTTCAGATATAAAAATATCAGCGCGGATATCTGTATCAAAAAAGTTTTTGTGTACAACTTCTATCTTGTCCGACAGCCCAATTTGGTTAATAATTTTTCTAGCAAAGTCTGCCCTGCCCGGATCCATTTCTACGCTGTAAACTTTTGTTGCGCCGGCTTTGGCAGCTAGTATACTCAACAAGCCGGTTCCGGTTCCGATGTCGCATACCACTTTACCAGGTACTGCTGCTTCAATAGCCTTTTTATAATAAACATTGCGACCCGTGTCATTGATCATTGGCATGTATATGCCGTTGTGTCTAAACCAATCAAAGTCGTCTTCCGAATGTGTAATTGTATTATCTGTCATGGTATTTTTTTATATGTTCATGGTATCTTGTGGCAAGGTATTCTTGACTTGCTTCGCTACCGTGATATCCCGGGTCTTCACCTTTGTGTGGATATTCATTGGTAGCATATGCAGGTGTATCTTCGTATTGTAAAGTAAAACAGCTATCAGGTATTGTTGCCGGAAAGGCTTCTCTCACTGTGTCGCTGGTCCATATGTTGCAGGCTACTACTAAAAAAGGTATTCCAGCAGCATGTAATCTAAAAACGCCATC